ATTACTTTGATAGAATCTTTGCTACAGCAGGATATAGTTATACTTGGGATGGATTAGCAGCTGCGAACTTTGATAAGCTACTGATTCCATACAATGGTGATCAGAATATAGTGGATTGGACTGATGCTAAGGTAGTGGCAGATGGAGTGTTTAATTTTACTAAAACATTTGCAAGTCAATTTCAAGAATTTTTTAAAACAAATATCAATACAGGATGGACTGAGATATCAGATCCTAGTAATTTATTTAATACTAGCACAGGAGAATACACTACTCCTCAATGGATAGGTGCAGGCTCAGGTGAATCTTATGTTTATACTGCAACTATAACAGGTACTGTACAGATAGAGAATGTAAGTGCATCAAATTTATATGTCACAGGCTTTGGTAATAAAAGAGCTTATGTGCCATTTTTTGCAGTAAAAGTAGGCACTCATCTAAATACCATTTGTCAATCTTCTAGTGGTTTAATTGTTAATTATCCATCAGGTAGCCCATTCCCTGCTAATAGTCTTAGCAGTACTTATACTTTTACTGAAGTATTTACTTTCAATGCTACTACTGATGGTATAGTAGGAATAGATATATCTGAAATACAGATAGTACAAGCAGGTGTAGATATTAAAACACTTAACGCAAATGGTACTATAAATTTTGGTAGTAGTAATCCAAATGCAGGAGGAGGTTTAGCTTATTGGCAAAATTCAGCAGGTAATTTTAGTGGCTCAGCTCCTAGCATAATCCTAGACCTAACCTCCATCAACCTCACCATCCGCCCATCAGATAACATCCCATTGAACAGTGGTATCACTACCATGAATACCTTTATCCCTGAGAAGATTAAGCAATCAGATTTCATCAAGAGCATCTTTATGATGTATAATATTTATGCTACTGCTGATCCTGATAATCAGAACAATCTAATCCTAATCAGTAGAGATGAGTATTATGATTCAGGTAAGGCTGTAGATTGGACTAATAAGCTGATGAAAGACAAAGAGCAATCTATGATTTTTATCCCTGAGCTTAATAATAAGAAGCTAAGACTAACCTATAAGGCAGATACTGACTCACCTAATACAGTCTATACAGGTGTTACTAATGAGATATATGGACAAGTGGAGGTAACCTTTGATAATGAGTATGTGAAAGGCATAGATGTCAAAGAGCTTATCTTCTCACCTACACCGGTACAGCCTACAATATTCGGTGCATTCTTACCATTACTAAATGGTGCAGCACCTAAGACTAACATCAGAATCTTATATGATAATAGGCAGAAGGTTGCTCAAGAGGTTATAATTAATTCAGGGTATGATACACAAACATCTACAGGTGGAGCTTATCCATACCTCTCACATTTTAGAGGAGATCCATTTAATCCTCTCTCAGATATTAACTTTGCCCCTGCACAATACTATTACTATCAAGTAAATCAGAACACTAATAACAATCTTTACAATAGTTATTGGAGGAGAACAGTAGCACAAATAAATGGCGGTAAGCTATTGACTGCATACTTTCTACTCAATGAGGTAGACATCCAACTAATGGAGCTGAATGATAAGATAAGGATTGACAATTCATGGTGGAGTATTAATAAGATTATAGATTACAATGCTAATGACTTAGTGCCTACTAAAGTAGAATTAATTAGCTTAGAGACTGAAATAGATTTACCTAACTTTGGATAGAGATGGCAAGAAATAAAGGACCAGGTAATGGTGAGCAGATTGTAAGTATAATGCAAGGGTATAATACTAAGACCAATGTAACTACTGACAATCATAACTCTATTATATTAGGCTCAGGTAATGTGATAGGAGATAGACTTAATGCTTTAATAGTAGGGAATGGTCTAAAACTAGAGAATGATGGCATAGCTACTACTAATCTTATAGTGACTAGCAGCCTCAATGGTAGAGCTGTCAGTGATATACTACCTACCTACACTAAATACATAGTTTTGATTAGTCAGTCAACTACTAATGCACCTACATTCATAGAGATGGAGAATACAATAGGACCTATAATTTGGACTAGGTCATCAGTAGGTATATATTTTGGTACATTAGCAGGAGCTTTTACTTTAAATAAGACTTATGTAATGCTAAGCAATGTATTACCTAATAGTGCAGTAATGGCAAAGAGAAGAGATAATGATACTATTGAGATAAATACTACCGACTTACATAGCCCTACTGCAGCTTTTCACGATACACACTTACTTAACAACACACTAGAAATCAGAGTATATGAATGAAGTAGTAATACCACTTAAGATACAAGGCATAGCTCAGATGAAAGCTGAGTTAAGAGAATTAAAAGGATCTATAGCCAGTGCTACTGATCCTGCACAAATGGCTGCACTTGCTCAACAGGCAGGTGTACTTAGTGATAAGATTAAGGATGCTAATGATGCAGTTGCTGTATTTGCATCAGGTTCTAAGTTTGAACAGGTAAGCAATGGACTAGGAGGGATTAAAGACTCATTGATGTCATTGGACTTTGAAGAGGCAGCAGAGAAGTCTAAGACTTTTGCTACTGCTTTGGGTGGATTAAATAAGACTGATATCAGTAAGTCACTCAAAGGAATGACTGAGACTGCAGGAACTTTAGGTAAAGCATTCCTAAAACTAGGAGCTCAGATATTAATCAATCCTATATTCTACATTCCTATTATAATAGCTGCTATTGTTGCTGCTATAGTTTTAGTACTCAAATCATTTGGAGTATTAGATGATGTAATCAAGGCACTAATGGCACCAATCAATGCTCTGATTGATGGCTTCAAATCTATGACCGATTGGTTAGGACTTACAGCATTCGCAGCAGAAGAGAATGCAGAGAAAACTTTAGCAGCTAATGAGAAAGTAACTAAGTCATCTGAGGAAAGAACTGCTAGAGTTACAGGAGATTTAGGTAGAGAGATTGCTGAAGCTAAGGCAGCAGGTGAAGATACTACTAAGCTAGAGGAGGAGTTAAGCAATACTAAAATAAAAGAGGCTAATAAAAGAAAACAATCTGCTAAGGAGGCACTAGATGCTCAGAAGAAATTAGGGGATGATGCTGACCTTAAGAAAATAGAAGATTTAAAAAAGCAAGTAGCTAAAGAAAATGAAATAATAAAGCAAGGCTATAGTGACAAGATTGTAGCTAAAAATACTGCTGATAAAAAAGAATCTGATGATGCTGATAAAAAAGAGAAAGAGGCTAGTGATAAGGCTAAGGTAGCAAGAGATAAAAGAATAGCAGCAGATAAAGCCTCAGAGGCAGATATTGCTGCAGCTGCTAAGGTAGTATCTGATTCTAAAAAGACTGCTCAACAAGTAGAGCTTGATGATTTGGCAGCAGCCTATAAGAAAAAAATAGATGAGGCTACTAAACATAAGAATGATATTACTGCATTAGTAGATGCTCAGGAGATTCAGACAAAAGCTATTATTAAAAAGTATGCAGATGAAGCTGCTGCTAAAAAAGTAGAAGATGATGCTAAAACTGCAGCTAATATGGCAGCATCTCATGCAGCTAATATAGCTAAGATAGATGCTTATAATGCTGAACTTGCTGCATTGACTGATACTGAAGAGCAGAAATTGTATGATAAGTATGAAGCTGATAAAATTAAATTTGCAGATAATGAACTAGCTTTATTTAATCTAAAGAAAAAATATGAGGAGGATACTACAGCATTAAAGAAAACTGAAGCAGATAAGCAGAAAGCTATAGATGATGCAGCTCATGCTGAGAAAATGAAAAACATTGAGGCAGGCTTTAAATTAACTCAAAGTGTAGGAGAAGCTATAGCCTTTATGGCAGATACTAATATCACTGCTCAATTAAAAAAAGTAAAGAAAGGTAGTAAAGAGGAAGAGAAATTGCTTAAGAAACAATTTGAACAAAATAAAAAAGCACAAATGGCTGCTGCTATTATTAATGCTGCTCAAGCTCAAGTATCTATTCTAGCTCAGTATCCTAAATTTGATGGAGGATTTGCTATGGTTGCTGCAATGGCAGGAGCTGCTATAACATCTGCAATGGCAATCGGTAAAATATCATCTACATCTTTTAGTGGAGGTGGCTCTAGTACTGATTCACCTGATTCTAGCTTAACATCCACAACAGCAGTAGCACCAGCAGCTGCACCTCAACTATTTGGTCAAGCTAACACAGGTAGTCAAGTCAATGCAGGAGGTAGCTCTAATAACATAACAGTAACAGCTATAGTATCTGAGACTGAAATAACATCATCACAGAATCATATTAATAACATACAAAATAATTCAGTATTATGATAAGCTATCAATCCATCGTAGATAAGATAATTGCATTCTATGACAATCACCTACAAGTAAAAAAGGTAGGATCAGACTTTAAAGAGCAAATGGTGAACTTTGCTACTAAAGATGAGAAGTATCCTCTAGTCTATGTAGTACCTACAGGAGTTACTCCCTATGAGAATGTCACTATCTTTAATTTAGAGCTGTATTGCTTTGATATCATACAGATGGATAGAGCTAACATCACTACTATCTTATCAGATACTCAGCAGATACTCCAGGATTTATACCTAGAGTTTACATTCTCAGATGACTATGACTTTGATATAGATGGACAGCCTACATTCATACCATTGAATAATGACCTATTAGATTATGCTGCAGGATGGCAGATGAATCTTTCAGTAGTGATTAAGTCATGGACTAATTGCCAAATTCCTGAACAATATTCTTAATTAATATAATATAGTTATGGCATATAAGAATACAGGTGAGTTTAATGTAAAGTATCCTACTCGTAGGAGAATGGCTAACATCTTAAAAAGAATCTTAAGGAATGATATTGTACAAAACAATGGTACACTAGTAGAGTCTATTAGAATCAATGCTAAAGTTACAGGATTCGGTAGCTTAGAGATAGAGATAGTAGCTATGTATTACTTTATCTTTTTAAATAACGGTGCTTTCTTATGGAATGGTGGAGTAATTACTCCTAGAGATTATGTAAATACTTTCACAAGAGAATTAGCATCAGCAGGTATTACTAATGAAATCTATAGTCAATATGTAGAATGGATATCTCAGAACTATCCTATCTTAGAGGTAGCTGAAATATTAGAAAGTGACCAAAGACTTACATATACATTCTATGCATTAGATCCTCCTGCAGGATTTACTCCTAACTATCCATTAACTGTCTAAAGTCTTTTTCATTCCTAAGATATTAAAGACTAATACTACAGGCATATTTAGGATATCATTGAACTTGCTTAGGTCATCATTGCATAGAGCCATGATAGTGGACTCCCAAGCAAATTTCTGCTTTTGCTGTTCTCTCTTCTGCTCTTTAATCTCATCAGCATCCTCTAGCACCTCATCATCAGTCACTACATCTACTAATAAATTAGTATAGGTATTAGTAAAGTTCTCTCTGAATTTAATATACTCAGGTATTAATCCATAAACATCAGTAATTGGGTAATCTAAATACCAATCTAATCTATCTCTAGGACTATACTCATAAGGCTCAATGATATCATCACCATAAACATTCTTAGATGTTCTCCTGTACAGCAATGCTAAGATATGGCAGAAGTGTTCTAAGTAGTTATTAGAGAAGTAATGCTCTAGGTCTATGAACTCACCTAATGATAGCTTACTAAATGGCTTGAGTACATACTTATCTAGCTTATTCTTATACCTCCTAGATGGATCAGACTGTATCCATTTAATCTGCTTAGTCAATTCACTTAGCTCATCTATATCTAGCTCCTCAAATTCAGAGATATTGCTATCAGTTAAAGCAGAAAGTACATCAATCTGATAGTTAAACATTCCATCCTCACTGCTCAGACTCCTGATCTCCAGGAACTGACTCACTGATATCTGATTCCAATGCTTTGGTAACTTGAGATTCTGCATGGTTTGTTATTTTGTAGGTTACAAAGGTAAGGTAAGGGATAGCTATATCTGCTTTGAGCTTGCTGAATAGTTTAGCTTTGTGTTTTAGATGTGCAGAATCATAATGCTCAGCATTGGATAGGTCAGTTCGTTTGAACATTAAAGCCATTATTTCAGAAATATATTCTTTATTATCTTTCTTAACTATCTTTTCAACAATACGAGAATCTTTCACTGAGAGCTTCATCTCAGCTCTATAAGTATAGCCATCTATCTCTATCTCTTCAACAGCATCTTTCTTAGTATAGTTATCTTTATTAAACAACTTAACATTCTCTAAGAACAGCTCAAAGTCTATATCCATCTCCTCCTCAGTTATACCTAAGTACTCAAAGACTTTACAATGTTTCTCTAGGGTATCATACTCATCACTGTTATGAATAGCAGATATCTTTTGGAACTGCTCTAGTGTTAGCTCCTCCATCTTAGAAGGGATTTCTTTGCCGAATAATTCTATCATAGTTTTAATTTTTGAACAAATATAAAAAAAATATAATATAGTTATGACAAAAGACATACCAATCTATAAAATTACTATAGATCCTGAGTATTCAGATGGTGAAGAGTTAGGGATTGAGCAAATAGCTTTCACCTCAACTCCTGCCATTATTACCAAAGGTCTAGCATTTGATGAACACAAAAAATTGTTTTTCTCAGATGACCTAAAGTATAGAGTGGTGGCACCTGCCATGATACCTATGGAAATCTATAGGAATGATGAGAATGATGAGGAGTACTATGTACAATTTACAGCTGAGACCATTGAACAAATACATTCTAAATTCATGCAAGACCTATCTAATAGGAATGTCTTTAACCTAGAGCATGATACTGATAAGACAGTGCCTGCTTATGTACTTGAGGCATGGATAGTAGAAGATCCTAAGAAAGATAAAGCCTACTCAAGCTATGGTATTGAAGTACCTAAAGGCACATTAATGGTAACTGCTCAGGTAACTGATAAAGATTACTATAATGAGCTAGTAAAGAATGAGCAGATAGGTTTCTCTATTGAGGGATTCTTAGGCTTAAAACTAAGTAATCAATTAAATAATAAATATAGTATGAATAAATTACCTGATGGAGAACATCTAATTGATGGTAAAATCTATGTCGTAGTAGACGGTGAGATTATCGAGATTAAAGATGCACCTGTTGTTGAAGAAGAAGCAATGACAGAAGAGATTGCACTAGAGACAGTAGTAGAAGAAGAAGTAATAGAGGAGACACCTGCCACAGAAGAGATGGCTATTGATCCTGCTGCTGATGCTGAAGCTATTTTGGCTATAGTTCAACCTGTAATTGATGAGCAAATCAATGCTATTATAGCAATGATAGCTGATTTAAGAAATCATATGGAGGAAGTGATGTCTGAAGGTGAGGAAGTAGTAGAAGTAGAAGCTACTAAACTTACACAGCATGATAAGTTCAGTATGGTAAGTAAATTTTTAAATAATAATAATAACTAAATAAAAAACAAAAAAAATGAGTAGAAAATTAAAATTTGACTTGGACATTGATGCATCTGCATTATTACAAGCTAACAGCGAAGCATTCTATAGCCGAGCTTATTTGAATGAGGAAGTAGTTGACAACTATCGTACACTACCAGGTGTTAAATTTAAGACTAAGATTTCTAATGTGGTCTTTGGACAAGTTTTACAAGCAGAGAATTGCGGATGGAACGCTTCAACTGATGAGCTTGCATCTGTAGAGATTGATGTATGTGGATTATCAGCAATGGCAGAGATTTGTCAATTTGACCTAGAGCAGTCTTTTGTATCATTACAAATGACTAAAGGATCTAATGGTGATTTCACTGTTGCATCTTTCATGGATTACTATTGGAATGAGATGTCTAAGACAATCGCTGAGAACATTGAAAAGTTACGTTGGTCAGGTGATACTACATCAGGAACTCCTGCTCTTGCTTTATGTGATGGATATAAGAAGTCACTAGTAGCTGATGCTGCTAATGTAATTGAAGTAGGTGGAGCTACACCTCCAGCTGTTAATGCAGGAAATGTACTTGCTACATTGGCTACAGTTTATGCTGCTATCCCTCCTGCTGTAATTGCTAATCAAGAAGAGTTACGAATCTATGTATCTTCTCCTGTAGCTACTGCTTATCGTGCTGCTGTTGCTGCATCTAACACTCAAGCTAACTTGACTCAAGCATTAGATTTTTCTTATCTTGGAATAAAGATGGTATTATGTCCTGGAATGCTTAGTAAGTCTACTATCGTTGCTTCACCTAGAAATAATTTCTTATATGCATTTGATGCTGAAGGTGATGGTAAAGCATTACGAGCTATCAATTTAGCTGATACTGTTGCTACACCTGTAATCAGAACTCGTGCAAACATGAAAGTAGGATTTACTCACGTTAATGGTAATGAGATTGTATTCTACAACTCTGCATCTTAATTAACTAATTATAAATCTAAGGGAGTGAAAGCTCCCTTTACTTAAAATATATAAAATGAGCTGTGAAGCGTTACAAACAATCCAGAAAAACTGCTCCAATAATATCGGAGGAATTAAAAACGTATGGGTAAATCAACAAGATCAGATTACTACAGCTACTCCTATAGTGCCTTCAGGTAGTTGGCAGATAGCAACTATAACTGTAGGTGATCCATGTGTACCTTTTGCTATTAATAGAAATACAGGTAACTATACAGAAGATACTGCAGTAGACCTAATCAATGGTTCTACATTTGTAACTCAGACTATTACTCTTATGTTTAATAGAAGAGACAAAGATAAGTCAGAGGCTATTAATGTACTTGGATCAGGACAGCAGTACTTAGCTGTATTTATTCAAGATGCTAATGATAAGTATTGGTACTTTGAGAATGTACAACTTACTGCTACAGGTGAAGGATCAGGCACAGCCAGAGCTGATGGTTCTAAGTACAGTATTACTCTTTTAGCGGAAGCTGAGCATTTGGCTTATGAAGTACTTAATACAGTAATTACATCTAATCCAACAGACTTTCCACCTGCTGTACAATCGTAATCTAACACCCTAATAATTAAAGCTCTGCATATTGTAGAGCTTTTTTTTTAAACATTTTTTGACCTTAGTATAATATAGTTATATGATATACATTAAAAAAGATGAGGTCAATCAGATAATCCTTACCCTAACAGAGGTAAGTACACTGCCGAATCCTTATTATTTGTTTGTCTTTCAGAATGAAATGGACAAACTTTCTGCACCTATTACATTCTACACTCCTGATAGCTCAGCTTATCCTGAAAGATTTAATCAGTTTATATTGGATGAGCCTGTAGATTTGGAACTAATCAAAGGACAGTATACATATAGCATCTATGAGTCACATATCACACCTCCAACTATTGCTAACTCTACAGGAGTAGTGATTGAAGAGGGTAGGATGGTAGTGAGTGGACCAATAGTACAATCAATTTATGAGTAATTATGGCATTAAAAGACTTTTTTAAAACAGTAAAGCATGAAATAGTAGAGGGATATCAATCATTCTCTACTCCATTCCTAAAGGTGGGAGGTGCTAACTTAACTCTACCCTATGTAAATGGTAGGAATCAGACTAATGGATATATTCCATTTGGGCAGGATAATCTGTATCCAGAACTACTCAATCAGATATACTACAGCAGTCCATTACATGGCTCTATTGTAGGGTATAAAGTGAATGCAGCTGTAGGTGGTGGATTTAATATAGTAGCTGATAGACTTACACCTCAAGATAAGCTAGAGCTATACACACTTGAGAGAAAACTAAACATAAAAAAGGTAGTACCTGCAGTAACTCAGCAACTAATACTGCACAATAGAGTATATTTCAAGTTATGCTTTGATGATAAGATGAAGCTCACAAAGATAGTCAATCTATCGCCTGAGAAACTTAGAGTAAACTTAGATAGAAAAAGATACTATATTTGTGATGATTGGTCTAGTAGGATTGGAGTACAGGAGATAAGGAGATACACTCCTACCTGTAGAGATTATGAGCAGTTATTTGTATATGAGGTAGAATGTATTGGGCAGGATTTCTATCCATTACCTCAGTACACCTCAGCTCTAAACTTTGCATTCCTATCAGGTGAACTTAGCTACTTTGCTAAAAGTAATATACAAAATTCAGTATTTCCTAGCTTTGCTATGATGTTCCCTAAAAGACCTCAGTCTGAGGAGGAGAAGAACATGATAAGAAATACCATTGATAGATTGAAAGGTGCTGCTAATGCAGGTAAAGCTGTAGCATTCTTTGCAAACTCAGCAGACCAATTACCTAAGATAGAGTCACTACCTACCAATGGTAATGATAGTCTATTCCAAGAGGCATCACAGCTGAACACTGAGCAGATATGTTTCTCTCACACTATAGATCCTATACTTATGGGTATTCGTACTACAGGCTCACTAGGTAATGGCTCAGATATTAAGCAGGCATACATCATATTTGAAAAAAATGTAGTAATGCCACTAAGAGATATGGTATCTGATATCTTTAATGAGCTACTTTTTATAGCTAAGATTGATGCAGATTTCACTATCAATAACTATCAAATTATAAACGAGGCAATTGTAGAACTTGAGGGAGATACCTCTAAGACAAATGATGCACTTAATAGTCTATCACCTTTAGTAGCTACTAAAGTACTTGAGACTATGACCGAGAATGAGATTAGAGCCTTAGCATCTTTACCTCCTGTACCTGGAGGAGATAAAAGCAAAACACAAATTGCACAAACACCTATAATATAATGCTATACTTTATAACAGAAACATATCTAAAGAATAACACACCCATCACAGCTAATGTAGATGTAAATAATGTTACTCCTTACTTAGCTACTCAAGCTCAGCTAAGAATCATGCCTATCTTAGGCACTACATTCTATAATGACTTACTAACTAAGTACAATGCTCAGACTTTAGATCCTGATGAGGAGGTACTAGTTACATTCATACAGCCTATTATAGCATGGAGAGCAGCAGAAGATGCTGTATTTGGTCTTAGTCTACAGCTAAAGAATAAAGGATTGCAGACTCAGTTCGGAGATAACTCAGCATCTGTAGATAGAGGTACTATAGCATTCAGCATGGAACACTATGCACAAAAGGCTGCATTCTTTGAGCAAAGATTGATAAGATACCTACTTAAAAACAGAGCTTTGTATCCAATATTCACCGGTACAACTAACCGAGATACTGACCTTAGACCTATGATAGATGGCTGTAGCTGTTTATCTAATGGATTGCTAGAGTGTAATGGTCTATGTGGAGGTGCAGGAGGCAATGGCTATAATAATTCAATCTTAATAATATGAAGCACTCAGGAGTCTTATCTATAATAGTATTCACTTTAGGATACTTAACAGGCATATCATTACTATTTGAGCCTGCTCTATATCTTAAGCTAATGGGAGCTAGTATAATAGGATATCTAAGTTTTATTCTAGCATTACAACAAGAAAAGCGTGAAGATGAAGAGGGGGAGGAATACGAATGAAAGCACAACTATCACTATTACTAATATCAATTCAATCCAAACTTTTGACACTTATATCTATATGCTTTGCATTCTTTTTACCAATAAGTGGCATCCTGTTAATGATAGGAATATTAATTGTAATTGATACTATCACAGGTATATGGAAAGCTAAGAAGATAGGAGATAAAATTACTAGCAGAAAGCTCTCATCTATCATTAGCAAGTTAGCACTTTATGAGGTTACTGTGATTATGTTCTTTTTAATAGATAGATTCATACTAAATGATATCATTCTTACTTTTTTCAGTGTACCATTTATGCTCACAAAGGTAGTGGCACTAGTACTAGCTAGTATAGAGGTGATGTCAATTAATGAGTCATACAAGCAAGTCTACCATTTGGACCTGTGGCAAAGTGGAAAGGCATTATTTGCTAGAGCCAAAGAAGTTAAAGAGGATCTAAACAAACTGAAATGACACGTTGGGAACTTACATCTAAATACGGTACAGCTAATGTAACAGGTGCAGGTTACTTAGTAAAGATTAAGCTACCATATCCAATGAGAATAGCTTGGGACTTAGACAGCTCAGTCAATTCTATGATGTGCCATAAGTTAGTAGCTGATAATTTTTCTGCTGTATTCAATGAGCTTCTAGCTACCTATGGATACGATAAGATAAAAGAGTTAGGGATTGATTTATTCGGTGGGTGTTTTAACTATAGAAAGATGAGGGGAGGTACAGCACTATCTATGCACTCATGGGGGATAGCAATAGACTTAGATCCTGCTAGAAATCTTCTCAAAGAATCATCGAAAACTGCAAGATTTGCAAGACCTGAGTATAAGGCAATGATAGATATATTCTATAAGCATGGGTTTATATCTTTGGGTAGAGAGAAGAACTACGATTGGATGCACTTTGAAATAAAAGAATGATGAGATACTTAGCTATAATACTACTACTCAGCAGCTGCTCTGCTCAATACCATCTTAATAAAGCTATTAAGAAAGGATATAGCTGTGAGCAAACAGGAGATACTATCAGGATCACTACACTAGATTCTATCCCTGTTATCATTCATGATAGCATAGTGTGGGAGAAATTCATCACTACTAAGGATACTATTATAAAGTATAAATCAGTCTATGTGCCTAAGACAAAAATAGAATTAAAGCGAGAGTTTAAACTTAAGATAAAAACTATCTACAAAGATAGGATAGTAGAGAAAGCACAGGCTAAAGCCACAAGACCTAAGACTAGAGGTAATCTTAACCTGTTATTTGTGGGAGTAGGCATAGGCTTACTGCTATCATATCTCTTTAAATTTGCGAGGGAGAAATATTTGTTCTAAGTTTACACCACTTATGGTAAGAAAAAGACTGTTTTTTGACATTGAGACATCATTCAATGTTGGTATATTTTGGCGATCAGGATATAATCTTACAATCAATCCAGGTGACATCATCCATGAAAGAGCAATCATCTGCATCTGCTACAAATGGGAGTCAGAGGATGATGTACAGTTCCTAACTTGGGATAAAAAGCAATCTGATAAGGCAATGATTAAAGCATTCCTTAAAGTTATGGCTCAGGCAGATGAAATTGTGGCTCATAATGGGGATAGATTTGACCTCAAATGGATACGCACAAGAGCTTTATTACATGGTATTGATGTTATGCCCTCACCTAAGACTATTGACACTCTTAAATGGGCTAAAAGATACTTTAATTTTAACTCAAATAAATTAGACTATATAGCTAAGTATTTAGGAGTAGGGCAAAAAATGGATACAGGGGGATTAGATTTGTGGAAAGACATAGTATTTAAGAAAGATCAGAAAGCAATGGATAAGATGGTAGAGTATTGCAAAATGGATGTCACTGTCCTAGAAGCTGTATTCAATAAACTTAATTCCTACACTACTCCATCTACTCACTATGCTGTAATGGAGGGAGATGAGAAATTCTGCTGTCCTGAATGCACAAACTATAATGTGAGATATAATAAACAAGTAGTGACTGCAGGAGGCACTATCCATCATTGGATGTTATGTAATGATTGTAGAAAACATTTTAAAATAAATAATAAAACTTACACAGAATTTTTGAAATTCAAATATAAACACTAAATTTACACTTGTTTCCATGTTAAAGAAAGACAGTTATAAGCTACCCAGCCTTGTAGCTGTTTTTTTTTTGCATGAATAATGCTAAATATACTTTACAAATACCTACACTTTTGTAAGATATGCTTTACATAATAGGCATAATTCCGATTATCATGTAATTTCAAAGTAAATTATCATGTAATTTCAAAGTAATACTTTAGATTATGTCCCGTTTTTTACGAAATAAATTGGACTTTTAATGGTTATAACTCTAATAATAGCAAAGGTTTTAAGGTTTTAACCTGTCGGTATTTCCGCCAAGTTGGTTGCAGTCGCAAATTGCGACCTTACAGGGGGACAATTTGTCCCCTAGTCTTATTTAGAATGAATATAAATTACTCTTTTTTATTGCAGTTATAAAACTTTATACTATCTTTGGCGTATAGTTATCAACAATTAAAACTTTTACACATGGACAAAGAACAAATTATGACAATCATTCTAGCTGAGGAGGCATCACTGTATGATCAGGCTAAAGAAACTGCAGAGGCTTTTGGCAGAAAAGATGAAGCTACTATAAGAGCTTACGCTCAATGGTATGCAATTACTAACCTAATAGACAGAATCAATGAAAAAACTAATTAATTATTTTACTCCTGTGGGAGCTGAGCAAAAAGCATGTGCTATAGCTATGCTTATTGTTACAACTGTAATACTATCAATCTTATTTTTATTCACTTTTTTAGAACTTATATTATGAACTTTATAGACCTATACAAAAATGGCAATCAATACATTTCTAATTGGACTACTGACTATGATAGTGATGTATATATAGCAGGTACTATTGAGCCATTTACCTACAATGCTACAGAGACTGATGATGGAGATATGTCTCAGTTTCCTTTAAGTGATGCAAATCTTAACCTACTTAAATCTAAGCTATGACATTCAACGCAATTATAAAGTTTTGGACTAGCAGGAGAACAGCAGAAGAGATAAGAGGTGGATTTAATCTGCCTCTTTACCTAAGGTATTTACAAATCATAAACAATAAATCCAATGACTGAGTTCACACAGTTAGCTATTAAGGTACAGGATGAAATAGCTAATGGTGATTATACTCACCAAAAATACCTGAGATTCAGAGAGTGGTACTTTCAGAACTATGAGGGCAGTAAGAGGAATGCTGCTAGAGATTTTAGAATGTTTGACTTAATGTATGGCTTAGATGTGCCAATAAAAAACAATGACAATGAAGAGATATAAAGTAGTATTCAAGACCTTTGACTATTGGAATGGTCCTGTGAAGTTAGTCACTAGAATTATAGAGGCATATGATGCTAATCATGTTAAGCAGCTCATACAAAAGAATGATGATTTAATAATGCTAATTGAAGAGATATGAATGATATCATAAGAGAAAGGTATCCATTTGAGCCTACTAAGAAGATAGCAGATGACTTAGGACTTAGTGAATCATCAGTTTATAATAGAGCTTTTGCTATGGGTATTAAGAAAGATCCTGTTTATCTTCGGTCTACTCAATTTCCTGAAGGATATCTAGGTGGTAAAGCTACTCAATTTCAAAAAGGTCAAGCACCTCCTAACAAAGGACAAAAAATGTCCAAAGATTTGTATGAGAAAGTAGAAAAGACAATGTTTAAAAAAGGTAATAAGCCTATGAATACTCAGCCTATAGGTACTATCCATCAAAGGAAAGATACAGGAGGTAAAATGTACCAATATATTAAGTTAGCAGATTCAAAGTGGCAGCTGCTGAATAGATATACTTGGGAGATGCATAATGGACCAATTCCTAAGGGGATGGTGGTAGTGTATAAAGATGGTAATTATCTAAATAATGATATTACTAATCTGCTAATGATTACTAAAAAGGAGAATATGGCTAGAAATACCATACAGAGATTGCCTAAAGAATTACAACAGGTAATGAGATTAAAATGTAAACTAATAAATAAAATAAATAACAATGGCACAAAACAAACTAAGTGATTTAAGAGATCACATCTTTATGGCTCTCGAGAGATTGAGCGATGAAACATTAACAACAGACCAGGTGAATGTAGAGGTGGATAAAGCTAAGGCAATATCTCAGCTTGCAGGTACTCTAATCCAATCTGCTAAGGTAGAGATAGATTTCATTAATGCTACCGGTGTAATGGAGTCTCAATCGGATCTATTTAAGTCAGTAACTCAAACTAAATTATTATGACAGCAGTACAGCAGGTATTTAGTGACTTAGAGAAGTTACAGCCTCATCTATTCAATATGCATTCTGTAGAGGGTAGAGAATTTGTGAAACACTTTCATAAGTATTTGGATATTGAAAAGCAACAGATGATGCAATGCTATGAAGAAGGTTACAATAGTGTAGTAAAATTAATTGAAGATGCAACACAAAGAAATTTTAACCTTTAAATCAGAGCAATGAAACAGACAGCAGTAGAATGGTTAAGACAAGAATTGTTAAAACGAGATATGGACATCTCAATTAAAGATTTATTTGAACAAGCCAAAGAAATGGAGAAAGAGCAAATGGAAAGTGCTTATTTAGCTGGAGAGTCAAAAGATAAACAATACTACAACGAAACCTTTAAATCAAAACAATGACAGAACTAAAATTTTTAAAAGAACAAATTATAAAGTATAAACTAGCTACCAACTCTAGGAATAGAGCCTATGTCTATAAGAGATACTATGTAATGTACAGGCTAAACAAATGTAAGCTCTCACTTAGTGAAATAGGTAGGCTTATGAATAGACATCATGCTACTGTTATACATGGTATCAGAATGCACAGGAGATGGTCTAGGATGCATGATAAAGTATATCTCCATGAGATACAGCCATTAGTGCAAGCTGCAGATGATTTAGATTATGAGGATAAGTACAAAGTATCAGCATTAGAAAAGTTCAATTACATAAATGTGAGGATTCAGATGCCTTGGGAATATGATAAGGTCAATAAATTTAAAGAATATATGACAGCTAAAGAACTAGCAGAAATAATTTAAGCCCTTCGGGGCTTTTTTTGTGCAATGTTAAAATGGTCCTTACAACTTTGCACAAAAGATTGCACATAAAATAGAATTGATTATCAGTATTTTAGATTGATTTGTGCAAAGTTTTGAGAAAAAGCCCCTACCCTATATATACTATAAGACCAGGATGAAAAAAAAAAGTAAAAAAAAAGACCAACTTTGCACAAAGCCTTGGTACTGCTAACTTTTGGGTGTGCAAAGTCTGTGCAAAGTTGTATGTTGATAAAAAAAGATTGCACACTTTGTAAAGTATTAATAATTATTATTACATTTGTAAAAATTAGAACAGCCAAATGACAAAGACTTTAATCTTAGAGAGTATAAATCCCCCTATCAACTTGGCTGTTCGCTTAGGGGGACTCTCTTTTTTATATAAATTATGAATCTAATAGATGTAGCACATGAATTAATAGCAGAGGGATTGAATCCTCTACCACTTTGGAACAGCAAAGCTCCAATGCTTGAGGCAGGTCATAATTTTTTATATGAAACTATTACAGATGTAGATAGTAGATTCTTAAAAGCTGAAAAAATAGGGATAGCCTGTGGATTAGTTAGTGAATTTTACTGCATTGACTTTGACTGCCATAATGGTGAGCCTATTAAAGATACATTTGATGACTTTATTAATGTGCCATCCATTAAGATGCTGATTAAAGATGGGATGCTATCCTGTTACACTACAGCAGGAGGTGGCTATCATGTTTACTTTAGATCAAAAGAGAAGTTTAATGGTAGAGTATTTGCTAAATATCCTACAGGAGCTACAATGGTAGAGATGAGAGGCAATGGACAGTACTGTGCCTGCTATCCATCTAGTGGATATAGTCATATCGGTGGGGAGGAGTACATAAAGCTGAGCTATTTTGATGATGATATTAATAATGTCTTTGATTTAATTACATCTTACAATCAGCATCACACTATTAGTCTACCTCACAAAGATACCTCTGATAGAAAATGGGCAGAGACCTGGAAAGATACTACTCCTGACGGTAAATATAACCTTGAGAATGGAGAAGAGGCTAAGGAGCTGCTTAAGGGGATAGGATGGCAGTTCTGCAATAAGAGAAAGGATGGCTCAGAGTATTGGACTAGACCTAACAAAGATATAAAAGATGGATTTTCTGCTACTTTTGGCTTTCAAAATAATATGTTCTATATATTTAGTGAGGATGGAGGAGCTATAAAGCCATTTGAATCTAAACAATCTTATTCACCATTTAATATCTATACTTTAGTCAAGCATAATGGAGATTGGAATGCTGCTAAAGAGTCATTGAAAAAGAAATTTAAGATGGTAGATGATGACTTTTGGTCCACTACTCAGAATGGAGCTTACAATCTTAACAACTTTAAGTTTAAAACATTCCTAGATAACAATGATTTCTTTAAGCATTCCCCTGAGAAAAATGGTACATTTCAAATGATTAAGAAAGAGGGTATATTTTTAAATGAGGTATATGAGAAAGATATCAAAGATTTTGTATTAGATTACATAACCTCTAATGATAAGCCTGAGGGAGTTTATAACCTGATGAGTGGCAATCTTAAGTTCTTTAAGAGAGAATTTCTAGGGATATTGACTAGTAAGAATGTAAGTCTATTGAAAGATGACAAAGATAGTGCATATCTATTTTATACTAATTGCATAGTAAAGGTATCTAAAGATAAAAAAGAGGTACTATCTTATGCTGATATGGATCTATCTATTTGGAGAGACCAGGTCATCAATAGAGACTTTAAGAAAACAGATCACCACAGCTCAGAATTTAGAACTTTTATATGGAATATAGCAGGTAAAGATAAAAGTAAGTACAAAGCATTTCAGACTGTAATCGGATACCTCCTGCACAGCTATAAGGATAGAAGTAATAACAAAGCTATTATATTTAATGATGAGGCTATCTCTGATGTACCTAATGGGAGAAGTGGAAAGGGATTGTTTTGGAATGCAATGGGACATCTTAAGAAAGTTCAGAGCTTAGATGGTAAGTTGTTTGACTTTCAAAATAAATTCCCCTATCAGAATGTATCTACTGATTGTCAGATATTAGTATTTGATGATGTTAAAAAGAAGTTCAACTTTGAGAGCTTATTCAGTGTTATTACTGAGGGTATTACTATTGAATACAAAGGTAAGGATTCTATTAAACTAGATGTAACTAACAGCCCTAAGATTATCATTACTACTAACTATACTATCTCAGGCAATGGTGCATCTTTCAATGCTAGAAAGTATGAGGTGGAGATGGCTAAGACATTCAATGATAAATTTACTCCTGTAGATCTATTTGGTCATGAGCTATTCGTTGATTGGGATGATGACCAATGGGCAGCCTTTGACAATTATTGTCAAGAATGTATACAGATATATCTTAATGTAGGATTAATTGAGATGCCTACTATCAATCTAAACTTTAGAAAGATACTAGATGAGATAAGCAGTGAGATGTATTATTTCTTTGAGGATCTAAAAGAGGATACTTACTACTCAGTGAAAGAACAGTTATACGATTCATTCTGCAATGCATTCCCTGATAAAAAGAACTACATAACACAGAACAGCATCACAATTAACTTTAAAAAGTACTGCGAATACAAAGGATATATCTGCTCTACCAATAGGAATGGAGGCAGTACTAGATTGTCATTTGTACCGGAGGTAAAAGAGATAGATATATGGGATGAATTAACAATTAAAGCAATGAATATATAAACAATTTAAAACAAACAATTATGAACAAGTATGATGGAGTGGTAATTAAAAAATCAACAAAGGTATTTACATCAATGAATATCTTAGAAACAACAGTAGAACATAATGGATTTCAAGGTGGAGATGCAGGGCATGGAGGATATGTTACAGTAACATTTACTGATTTATCAGGTACATCTATGGAAGTAAATGGTGTAGATTTTTGTGGTGAGCAATTTAGTATAACTTTTAAGGGATCAACTGAAAGACAAACATTTGTAGAGTCATTACAATTTATATTAGATGAGTTAAAAAGTGATGTAACATATTGATTCTAATGAACAAAGAAAACAAAACACTACTCAAAGCCTTAGAGATTAACTACCTCACACTTAAGCACCCTACCATGCCCTACATTACGGCATCAGATTGGAATGATAACTCAGCCAATGCTCTTACTAAATGTATCATTCACTTTCTAACCTATTCAGGCTTTCAAGCTGAGAGAATCAATACAATGGGAGTATATAGAGAGGGTAAGAAGATACAGGTAGGTGAGAATACTAGACAGCTGAAAGGCACTTATACTCCTAGCACAGGCACTAAAGGCTCTGCTGATATATCTGCCACCATTAGAGGTAGGTCAGTTAAGATTGAGGTGAAATATGGTAAGGATAGGCAGTCAGAAGTACAGAAGAGGTATCAGGAATCAGTAGAAGCTGCAGGAGGTACATACTTTATTGCTAGAAATTTTGATGAATTTATGATATTTTATTTAAAATTCCTTGCAGATATAAAATAATTGATTATCTTTACTGAAATTTAAATCTATATTATGGAAACAAAAACAAAAGCTGTAGTATCAGCACCTGTACTAACACTGCACCAAAAGCTACACAAAGCTAAGCAGTCAATCGGCAAAGTAGCTAAGAATGCTACCAATCCCCACTTTAAAAAGTCATACAGTGACATCAATGCAATCACTGAGGCAGTAGAGCCTATCTTATTAGAGAATGGTCTACTATTACTACAGCCTATTCAAGGCAATTCAGTATGTACTCAGATAATCTGTATAGATTCTAATGAGTCTATTGAGTCATGCATGGAATTACCTGCTGGACTTAATCCTCAGCAAGTAGGATCTGCAGTGACTTACTATCGTAGATATACTTTGAGCAGTATCTTATGCTTGCAGTCAGTTGATGACGATGCAAATCTAGCTAGTGTACCTGTTAAGGCAGCTAAGCCTGGACTATCTAAAGAAAGATTTGAAGAGGCACTTGTATCTATTCAAGATGGTAAGTTTACTATCCCTAAGCTAAGAGAGACCTTTGAGCTTACAGATTTACAGAATAAAGCACTCATGTTATTATGAAATGGCATCCATCATCACTCGGCAAACTAATGACAGCATCTCGGACTAAGTCTGAGGTGCTATCTGAAACTACTAAGAGCTACATTAGAGCAGTAGCTAAGCAGGATTTCTATGGTTACAATGTAGAGCTGAATAACAAGTATATTAATAAGGGTAAGCTACAGGAGAATGACTCCATTGCTCTATTCAACTCGGTAATGTTTAGCAACTACTCTAAGAATACTGAGAGACTAAACAACGAATGGCTCACAGGAGAGGCTGATATAGTTCTAGATGACCAAATCATAGACATAAAGACCTCATGGTCATTAGAGACGTTCCCTGCTACCTCAGAAGAGGGTATAAATAAAGATTACGAGTGGCAACTTAGAGCTTACATGATGTTATATAATAAGAACTATGCTAGTCTAGTCTATTGCATGGTATCTACTCATCCATCACTACTTAATGAATGGGAGAACTTATCACTGCATCAGGTAGATCACATAGCTCCTGAGAAGAGAATCACTACTCTACTCTTCAGTAGAGACCTGGAGCTTGAGGAGGAGATTAAGGTAAGACTGCATCACTGCACTGAGTATTATGTGACATATATTAATAGACTTAATAATAAATAACATGAGAGTTCAATTCTATGAAGCTGCTTTGATTGCAGCAATGCAAGCACTAATACATAACAATCCTGGCATCAGTGCTAAATATGCAGCTAAGAAAGCTGTTGAATATGCTACTGAGCTAACTATACTAGAGTATGGTGTTTCTAATCCATTCCCTGACAAAGTAGTATGAAAGAAAAAACACTAGCAATCATACTGACTTTAGTAGTCTATGGATTTGCACTGATCGGAGTATATAAATTAATAACAACAATAATATGAATGATTACAAAGTTAAAGGACTTATCAAAGTGATAGGTGATACCGTACAGGTGACTGAGAAGTTCTCTAAGAGAGAGCTAGTAATAACAGTAGAGGATGGTAAATTCCCTCAATACATCAGCTTGCAAGCTACAGGAGATAAGACAGCTCTACTAGATGGCTACAAAGTAGGTGAAGAGGTAGAGGCATCATTTAATCTGAGAGGTAGAGAGTGGCAGGATAAGCATTTCAACTCATTAGAGTTATGGAAGATTGATCTATTAACTGCAGCTGCAACTCATGTACCTGATAATCCTGCAGATGATCTCCCTTTCTAAGGGGCAGAGCCTTAAGGACTTTATGATTAAGGAGACCAAGTCTAAGCTCACCCAAAGATACAAGCTCAGTCATTATGCTGAGGATATCGGAGTCTCTTACTGCTCTATTTGGAGATTCATCAATGGAAAGGCTGTAAATGAGCAGTTCTATCTCAAATGGTGGAAAAATTATCTAAATAATTAATAACTTTATGGCAGTCTTATGGCTGCCTTTGTTATTTTTGGCAGATGAACATACTAACATACATTGCAGTATCATGGTTTATAGTAAACTTTGAGCCATTACAGCTACTGATTGACTCAATCTATAGCAAATTCAAACCTAGCATTCTAGCAATGTATCTGCATTCATCTGCTACCTGTATCAAATGCGTATCTTTTTGGCTAACATTAATTTGTACCTGGTCCTTTGCTCAGGCAACTATTGTGGCTTTACTATCGTTTATACTACAGGAATGTTTACAGAAGCTGAGCAAGTAATAATACAACAGGTATTCAGTTTAGCTGAGAAAGAGCAATCCTATAAGATTAATCTAATAAAACTCAAGGCTATAAAAGATAGATTGCTTGGTTATGAAAAGGAATGCTTCTGCAGTAGTGTGAGGAGAAAGATATGGCTAAAGGATTTCAAGCAATGGTATGAGACCTATACTTGATAACTACATATCAGCTCACTACAAAGAGATAAGGAAATACACTAACTATTTTCTAGTAAGAATGAAGTCTACTATTTCAGCTGATGCTGTAATAAATAACTCTTTTTTATATTTATGTAATATAGATATAGAGGTAACTGATCCCGGTAAGGTCAAAGCATATCTACTCAATACTATTAAGATGCAGATCCTATGGTCTACATCACTAACTAATAGGCAAGAGAGAGTGACAGCTACAGATAGTACTATGCCTATAGTGATGGATGATGATACGGAATTATACGATAAGATACGAGATGATATGCAGTATCAGAACAACATGGCAGTGATAGAGACATATAGAGGGAGGATTACAGATAGGATTAAGCTGATAGTGTTTCAATGTTATTTTGACAAAGGATACAGTACAGCTAGAGCAATGGCAGAATACTTTAAGATACCTGTTACATCTGCTCACTATTGGATACAAGAGATAAAAACCGATTTAAAAAACCTAAGAGATGAAAATTAAAGATGAGTACATTGGAGCTAAGATCTCCCACAAAGGTAACAGGATTACTTTAGATGCTAATAGATATGATTACTTTGTATCTATAGGTCTAGGCTATATGTTTGAAGAACCTACAGTATCTGAGCCTAAAGTAGTGAAGTATAAAGCAGTCAAAGGACCAATACCTGAGCCTGAAGTAACTGAGGAGGATGGCACAGAAGCAGAGTAGCATATCATTCGCTAGAAAGCCTAAGGTGAAGAGACCAGGTGTTCATGCTAAGAGTAAGACCTCTAAGTTGAAATCAAGTAAGAATTATAAGAAACTTTATACAAGACAAGGGTAATGGCAGGTAGACCGAGAACATTAGAATCCCCTGAGCAAATGATGGAGCTTTGGGCTATATATAAAAAGAAAGTTAAAGACAATCCTAGACATTCTTACAGCTTATCTAATAAGACAGGAGAGATAGTAGCTATACCTTTAGAAGTACCTTTGACATTAGATGGATTTGAGGTATGGGCATTTAAAGAGTATGGTGATATCCATAACTATTTTGATAATGCTGGAGATAGATATTCAGAATATAAGGTCGTCTGTACGCATATAAGAAAAGAGATCCGCCAAGACCAAATTAATGGTGGCATGGTTGGTCAATACAATCCATCCATCACTCAGCGACTAAACAATCTAACTGAGAAATCAGACATCACTACCAATGGTAAGGACATCTCTGAAATCAAAGTGAACATCATCACTAGTGCAAAGGATTGAAATGATGTGTCAAGCTGTTGAGGCTTACATCTATTCTAAGAAAGGGGTAGCTATAAAGATTAACAGGATAGCAATTATCAGTGATAGTAGGCAGATGGAGATGCTAGCCTATGCTTATGCTTATGCCAATGGAGATAGATAGTACCGTTATATTCCAAAAGAACTATGCAGCTCTCACTGATCCTGCACTAAGATTCATTATAAATGAGGGTGGCTCAAGGTCATCTAAGACCTACAGCCTTTGTCAGATGCTAATAGTCTACTGCTATCAGAATAAGAATAAGGTAGTATCAATAATTCGTAAGACATTCCCTGCACTGAGAGCTACAGTCATGAGGGACTTTCTAGAGATCATGAAGAGCATGGACATCTATGAGATAAGTAATCATAACAAGTCAGAGCATATCTACTCATTCCCTAATGGATCTATAGTAGAGTTCTTTAGTGTAGATGATGAGCAGAAGATAAGAGGTAGAAAGAGAGATGTGGCATGGTGTAATGAGGCTAATGAGTTATTCTATGATGACTTTACTCAGCTGAACATGAGAACAGAAGACAAGCTAATCTTTGACTATAATCCCTCTGAGTCATCCTCCTGGCTCTATGACCTACCAACTGAGGAAAGCATACTGATTAAGTCTACCTACAGAGATAATCCATTCCTACCGGATAGCATTAAGAAGCAGATAGAGGACTTGAAGAGAACTGATGAGGCAATGTATCAGATATATGCTCTAGGTGAGAAAGCTATCTCTAAGAGTAACATCTATTCTAATTGGACATTTATTGCTCATAGACCAACTAAGTTCGTTAAGTATGTCTATGGCTTAGACTTTGGATATAACCACCCTACAGCTCTAGTCAGAGTTTATTACTGTGACAATGATATCTTCATTGAGAAGGTAATCTATGAGAGCTACCTTACCACTACTCAGCTGATAGAGAAGATGGATGCATTGAATGTAGATAAGAATATAGAGATAATGGCAGACTACTCAAGACCTGAGATAATTGCCGAGATGAATACTGCAGGCTATGATGTGCATAATGCTAACAAGGTAGTTAAGAAAGGCATAGATAACATTAAGACCTTCGGAGTATTTTGTCAGGAGGATAAGCAGATAATGAAGGAGTATGAAAACTATAAGTGGAAGAAAATTGGTGATCAGATTATGGATGAACCAGTGAAGCTGTACGATGATGCTATGGATGCTGTCCGATATGCTACCACTTACATCAGGCAAGAGTATTATACCGATGACTCTTACTATGCGTTCTAAACAAAAAGCTATCTTAATGTAATATAGTTATGAGTAATGATATACTTAGAGACATTGCTACAGCATATTCAGTAGGGACTTATCCCCCATTGAATGAATCTTACATATTTGCTATAGCTAATCATTATGGTATAGATATAGCTAACTCTAAAGATTTAATAGGAGAGATACTATCTGTAGTAGGTGGAGATCCTGGTACATCAGATGATCATCTTATGAATATAGTCTTAGAGTTAGGAGGTACAGTTACAATCAATGCTAATTGGATAGAGGCATGGCTATTGGTTGCAGGAGGAGGTCCTCCAGCAACTGACAACAGGGTAACTGAGATTAGTGACCAAAGAGTAACAGAGGACTTAGATAACAGAGTAATACAATAAATTATGGCAGATAAAAAGATTAGTCAATTAACAGCAAAGGGTACACCTATAGCAGCTACTGACTTAGTAGAAATTAGTGAGAGTAATGGTGCAGGTGGCTATGTGACAAAGTCAGTGACAGGTGCTAACATCTTAGCTTCAAAGCAGGATACTTTAGTTAGTGGTACAAACATCAAGACCATTAATGGTAGCTCTGTTCTAGGCAGTGGTAACTTAGTAGTGACTCCAGGTGTAGCATCACTCACAGCAACAGCACCTGTAGTAGCTACAGGAACTAGTACTCCTGTTATTAGCTTAGCTTCAGGTTATGGAGATACTCAGAATCCTTATGCCTCAAAGACTGCTAATCATATTCTTGCAGCACCTAATGGTACGGCAGGAGTACCAACATTCAGAGCTATGGTAGCAACCGATGTCCCTACTTTGAATCAAAGTACTACAGGCAATGCTGCAACGGTTACAACTAATGCTAATCTTACAGGACCTGTCACAAGTATAGGCAATGCAACAGCTATTGCTAATGGAGCTATCTCTAATGCAATGCTAGCTAATGGAGCTGTGGCGAATCTATCAGGTACTAATACAGGTGACAATGCTACGAATAGCCAATATAGTGGCTTAGTAAGTAATGCAACTCATACAGGTGATGCTGAGGGTAATTTTGCTTTGACTGTTAAAGGTATCAATAACACTATATTATCTAATCTTAATACAGGTATATTAAAGAACACAACAGGCACAGGTGTACCAAGTATAGCTGTAGCTGCTGATTTCCCTATACTCAATCAAAATACTACAGGTACAGCAGGATCTACTGCTACATTAGCAACAGCTAGAACAATATCCACTAATGGTGATGTACTATATACATCCCCTCCATTTGATGGCTCTGCGAATGTTTTAGGCACAGCTACATTAGCATCAATAGGTGTAGCAGGAACTTATACAAAGGTAACTACAGATGCTAAGGGTAGAGTAACAGTAGGAGCTAATATAACTGCAGGAGATGTACCTACTCTTAATCAGAATACAACAGGTACAGCAGACAACGTTACAGGTATTGTAGCAGTAGCGAATGGAGGTACAGGAACTGCAACTCCAAGTTTGGTAGCAGGAACTAATGTAACTATTACAGGGACTTTCCCTAATCAGACTATTAATTCTTCAGGTGGTGGTGGTGGTGGTACAGAGATAGGAGCTTTGATTGGTGGGGGAATAGTTGTTGCAGTATTTAATGATGGCGGAGTTAATAAAGCTCTTATTGCAAGTTTAACTAATTTAACTCCAAGTTTACCTTGGACAATAACAGCATTTCAAACTATTGCAATAGGTGCTACAGCTCGAAGTTATTCAGATGGTCTTACAAATACTAATGCAATTATAGCACAAACACTTCTCCCTGCGACTACAGCTTATGCTGCAGGTAGAGCAAGACTTTTTGCAGATGGTGGTTTTTCAGATTGGTATTTACCTGCAATTTGGGAGTTAAATATGTGTTATAATTCAGCAGCCATTGTCAATAGAGTTTTAGGCTCAACAAATGGGTTTCTTAATTCTATATATTGGAGTTCTACAGAAGCAGCAGCTAATAGTGTAAATGCTTTTTTTACAGGTGATGGTTCTCAATTTACATCTGTTAAGAGCAGTAACTTATCAGTCCGAGCAGTAAGAATACATACAATTTAAATACATAAAAATGAAAGTACAAATAGGATATTACAACGAACAAGGGCTATACATTGAAGAGCTTGTAGATGTTATTGAAAGAACAACAGAAGAACTAATTGCTCAAAAAGAATCACAGCTCTTAGCTTTGTATGCTGAGTTGAAAGCACTTAAAGGAGAATAGATGCCTGCTACTACAATCATAGCACAGCCATCTGTAATGATGCCTGCTTACAATCCTATTAAGTATATCATAGATAATGCTTATAAGAATGAGCCTGGCTTCAGATATATCTTTACTGTCTATCCTGTAACTAATGCTACTCCGATAGCTCAGTATAAGACTCTACCTGTATTCGGTACAGGGTATGGTGAGCAGGATATAAGTAAGCTGATGCAGTCATTGGTGACATGGAAGTTTGGATTAGGTATTGTAAATGAATCATGGTATCAATATGATATCCGATTTGGCTATGAATATACTGCTAATATTGTATATACTAATTCACTTACACAAAGTACAGGAGGAGATATAGTAATACATTACAATGCTCATGGTTTTGTGCTAGGTGATCAGATTAGTATTACTCAGGCATATGGAGGTATAGCTGCTAATCCTACAGTAGAGGGATTGCATACTGTTATCTTTGCTAGTGCTAACCTATTTGTTATCAATGCTAGATGGGATACTGTTAATGATGACACTATCAATGGCACTGTTACCTATGCAGATTTAAGAAAGACAATACTTATAGAGGATGTAACTCTATCAGCGCTAGAGGTATTCAATGGAGCTTACAGCTTAGGTATCTATGCTCAGGGATTATTTCCATCTACAGAGTACAATACTACACTTACTCCTAGTAATGCTTTGACATCATTGGTTGGCAATACTCAAGATAGTGCAGCATCTATTGCCACAGGTCAATTATATTTTTTAATGGTTAGAACATATAGTGTAGATACTTATGATGTGACTTATTTTGATTGGGATGATAATCAATTAACATCATCTACTGTAGCACCAGGTACTACTGATGGATTATATAATTTCTTTGTGACTACAGATGTACCATCTGAAGCTCCTATTACTCAGAACTTTTATGTATCTATAAAGGGTGGTTCTTCAGAAATTCGGTACTACTTTAAATATGACAATAGATGTGTTATCAATGAAGATTATCTGTACTACTTAGATAGAATGGGATCATGGCAATCCTTTGCATTCCAACTAAAGACCTATGAGAAAGGGCAGATAAGTAGAGAGATGTATAATCAGCATGTAGATGGTCAGGTGGTAGATGGTGAATGGTTGTATAGCTCAACTGCTATAGGCAACAGAACTTTGAATACTAATGTATCTAATACCTTAGAATTAAATACTAATTGGATGGACCAATACGATGCTGATAGATTCCAAGAGCTACTAACATCCCCTCAAGTGTTCTACAATAATGGTATAGAATCAAGAGCTTGCACTATAGATGCTACATCTTTTGAGAACTTTAGACAGCGAAATAAGAATCTAATTAAGCACTCAGTAACTATTAAGCTAGCACTTAATACTCCTATCAATGGTTAGGATACAACTTAGCACAGGCTACCTAGATGTCAAAGAGGGTACATCATTCCCTCTTAACTTTAGCATAGGGGATATTAGAGATATATCTAAGAGAACAGGCAACTTTAGTAAGACCATTACTTTAGTAGGCAATAACAATAACAATAACCTACTGAATCACTACTATGATGTAAACATTCAAGCTGGCACTTTTAATATTAATCAGCTCACTAGCTGTGATGTTATTCAGGATGGTATCCCTGTTATGACTAACGCAACTCTTCAGCTCATTAACATTAAGAAGTCACAGCTCACATCAGCCTATGAGCAGATGGTGGAGTATGAGGTACTGATTAAGGAGGATAGAGGTACATTCTTTACTGACATCTCTAATAAGTATCTCAATAATATAGATTTCTCAGACTTAGATCACTTTGTAGATGCTGATGTAGTGATTAGTACTTTTGACTATGGAGTAACAGAGGGATATAAGTATGTGATGCCATTTAACATAGACAATCAATATCAGCTAAATTGGTTTAAGCCTGCTATCTATGCTAAAAATTACTTTGATAGAATCTTTGCTACAGCAGGATATAGTTATACTTGGGATGGATTAGCAGCTGCGAACTTTGATAAGCTACTGATTCCATACAATGGTGATCAGAATATAGTGGATTGGACTGATGTTTATGTGGAGGCAGATGGAGTATTTGA